GACCGACGCGGATCACGGTGTCTATGACAAGTGGCAGGTTGCCGCGTTCCTCGATGCGGCCGCCATCAGGTTAGCCGCGATGGAGTCGACGGACAGGCCGGAAGAACCACTGGTTAGCGGTGCCATTCTCGCCGGGTGGGCCGAGTGGGCCGACTCGACGAGATTCAAGACCAGCCGCCGTCTGTGGGAGGCCTACGCGACGGCGGAGGTGGAAGCGTTCCGGTACCCAGCGAGAAGCCGGATAGCGCTCATTGCGCTATCTGCGGCACTGAATTCACACCAAGAACCGTCCGGCAGAAGTTGTGCGGTGATTGGAAGTGCCGCGAGGAATATATACGCCGGAAGCATGCCGCCCCCGGTGGCTCCCGTAATTGCAAGGTCTGCGGCGTCATGTTCATGCCGACTCATCACACCCAGAAAAAGTGTGTCGATCACCGCGACTCACGCGGCCCCTTGGAGCGTCTCCGCAAGCTCAGCCCTGAAGATCACGCCCTGACGCCTGAAGAACGCGAATGGAAGGAATACGGCAAATCCGTCGCCTCCAAGCTAGCCAAGCGGCCCGACGCGCAGGTTCTGCCGAGGAACGGATGACCGGTGAAGCGCCCTCTGCCATAGAGGTTGCCGGCAGCCGTTAAGCTACACACCTCGAAGACTCAGATCGGGGGGGATAGATGGGCGCAGGCCGGCTGGCTACTTGGTTGGACATGCAGATGCTGGTATCCATCGCAGCGGAAACAACGCCTACTGCCAACTTGCCAATCCGCACGGGAACGGAGGTTGCGATCGAGCTAAACGGACGGGCGCTGCTTAGGTATGTCGACCGTTGGTCAGCTCACGAGAGCGGCCGAACCATCGAAACGTTTGCATGCCCCACCCCCTATACGCCGTCCGAGGTCATGCGCTTCCTGGCCCCTCCCCGACCGGACCTTCTCAGAGATTACGTACTTTTCTTGGATCCGAAGGAGATCGTCGTGATCCGGGGGCCACGATGGTGCAACCTTGGGGGAGGAATTGAGTACGTATTACCGGATGGTTACCCCGAAACGGCAATTATCGGACCGGGATGGGCGGTTGAAGTCGAATGAAACAGCCAGAGATTTCAAGCCCTGATTTGAAGGACATCGACAAGTCCATAGAGAGCAGTCTGCACTATCTTTGGCCGACAGCAGTACGGATCTATGGACCAGCCGATCGGCATGGAGCGATCGAATGGATGTATCTGCTCGAAGATCTGCGTGAAGCGCGGGTCTATATATCTTTTGCACTCTGGGCTGAAGCTGATGATGCCTATGTCCTTGAAGGGTCCACGGGCGTCACAACTGCTGTCGGTGTCCAGCGCTCCCATGTCGAGCGCCATACTTTTTCGGACCTGGGAGGGATCACCGCAGAGACTGTGTTCGTCAATCTCATAGAGGATACTGTTAAACGCGGTGGAGACATACATTATGAGGTTGCGTCGATGGTTAAAAAAGGCAACGTCTCCAAATTGGTTCCGGGCCATACCTTCATTGTTCACCGATAGTCGTTACGCGCCTACACGACCATAATCTTTGCCGACATGGCATAATAAGCGCCTCCACCCCTGTTGCGCTTCATTCTAAGCTGCCCTTGACACGATTCATTCTGGGCAAGGTCACCGCCCTACCCCTGTTAAGCATAGTCGTAAATCATATATTGCGCGACGTTTACCGCCCGGCTTTGCAATTGCCGGGCCTGAATGTGACAATGTCACTGCGGGGAACCCCTCCTCATAAGTTTTCTCCTTATATAGTTGGTATTCGCCCCGCGCTTTTTTCCAATGTGGATAACCATCTTGACTATTACCTACTGCTGGCGCACCCTATTGTCAGCGCCGTGTAGCAGCCCCAGCGTTTTCCCCTGGATGGCGCGTAAGACCACCAACGGTCACAATGCCTCGGCTTGATCCCCCGAGGGGCGCGGACCAGAAACAACGGGAGAACAATATATGTACGTACTCGTAGTACCCGGAAAGCGCCAATGGTTTTGGAAGCTCATGGGCGACAACGGCCAGGTCGTGCTGACCAGCCAGCATTACTATTCCAAATTTAATGCCCGCCGGTCGGCCCGGACGCTCGCTCAGAGCAACGGCTATGAACTCCGAGAAGTCACCGATAGGGGATGAACCTGCACTAAGCCCGGATGACGCCTACCTCGCGGCGGTAATGAGCGAGGCCGAGCAGGCGGGGACGACCATCCAGGACGCCGCTGCCCGCATGATCGCCAGCCAATTCCACGGTGGCCAGTCATCCCTCTGTATTCATTGGCTTCGTCCGGCGCCATCGATCTGGAGCCGTTGGTCGATGAGTACTGCGGGGTGTATCTCGACCCGGAGGCGACGGAAGCCGACAAGCGCAAGCTCCGCCATCTCGGCCGGTACGTCCTGGAGCACTGGAAGCGCGGGCCGGTGCCGGGCTGGTCGGAGCTGTGGGGCCGCCTATGACGGAGCGGCTGCACCCGCTGGAAGTAGCGCCGGCACTCGAGGTATATGTCCTGGGCGGCCGCAGCTTGCAAGGCTGGCACGACTTCCTGACTACCGACCATTACACGGGCGAACCGACCGGACATCTAGCCGTTCCTGTCAGCCGCTATGGCCGGGACGTAGTGAGACCGCCTGGTGGGCCATAGCGGCACAGGCAGCATATTGCTACGCGACCGGCCAAGACGAGGACATCTCGCAGTCCATCGAGTACTTCATGAATTTGGCAGTCAATGACGACCCGTCAATTCGGGACTTGGTCGGGAAGTTTCATTGGGTAATACCAGACGAGCTGGACGGGTATCTGGATTGGGACCGGGGGGCGTAATGATTGAGCGGCTTTGCAGGCGTTGCGGGTTGCCTCAGCGCAACCTCAAGCGTCGATCTCAATATGCCTGTCAGTGTCAGTTGCCTGCGGCCTTGTAGCGGTCGATGATGTCAGCCGGGATGCGCCCGCGGTTGCTCATCTGAATGCCATTCGCCTCGGCCCACTTCCGAACGGCCTTGATGTCCACCCCCGTCGAATGCGGCCGACCTACGACCGCGCCTGCCCCCGATCCTGCGGGCCTTGCCGATGTAGCCGGCAAGGCCATCACGGAGCTTGGCCGCGTTTGCCTCGGACAGGTCGATCTCGTACTCGGTGCCGTCAATCGAGAACCGGACGGTCTCGTCGGCATCGGAGCCGTCGACGTCGTCAATCAGCGTGGTTACTGTCCTGCTGGCCATTCATTGCCTTTCCCCCGGGATGTGCTGGATGCGGCGATGCTACCGCCGAGTAACTCGAAAACTTGTCAGCGACACAAGTAAGGTTGGCTACGGGCAGGGGTTATGGGTGATTGGGTCGGCACCCATATCGGCACGAGCCGCGGCGTAGAGCATATTGACATACTTCAGTCTCTCCCTAAAGAGTGAACCCAGCTCCTTTTGCGCTTGGCTGCGATTTGGCGGATCGAAAGTAACGTTATCAGTTGCAATCGTTCGTTCTCATGAATTAAGTGAAGCCGAGCAAAACATGATTTGAAATCTCCTGAAGCCAAAATCTCTACTTGCGCTTGATAGGTTTCCCAAGACTTTACCTCCAGGTCTCGGGCTACGTCCAACTGCTGGCCCGCTTTACGTGGGCCATCAGTTATCAATGTATTCTCGGTCTTCCATTCGGCATTAAATATCTCGTTTTCGTCCGCAACGATCTTGGAATACAGAATCTGACGCTGCCCCCGCAAGAATTCCGCTCTAGATTTATCCGTTTCTCCGGCGAGCTGCTGGGCAGTGACATTCGCGGCCGAGCTACCGGCCAGACGTGCGGTCACGACGCCCGTCAGGACTGAGAATGCCGCGGAGATAAGAACGCCGATCAATCCGATTATGGCCACTTGCCTAGCGCTGAATGCAGCTTGCTTGGCGTCGGCGGAAGGGGCAGAGGTTGGCGCTGGGCGGTGGTCTTTCCCCACCACTGGACCTGGAAGCGCTGGCATGAACTGTCATTCTATCTCTGAGCGCATCAACAGTAAATGTTATAGTACCAACATATGGCTAGTGACCAGACAAGCAAAGTCAATCCTAAGCAAGAACAATTCTGCCGGCTCTACGCATCCCGACCGTGAATTCTTCGGTAATGGCGTCGAGTCGTATATCGAGGCGAGATCGACAAGTCCAAAAAGAATTGGTACAAGACGGCATGCTCTGCGGCATCTGGGATCGGTTTTCGATGAGCGCTCTCGCCTTATCGCTGGGACGGCGATAAATGTTATAGTGATAACTACATGGCAGAAGATATTACTTCCCGAGCTGGAGACGAAAAGAAGGCTTCGGTTGGACGGCCGCTCAAATACAAAACAGCGGCAGAACTCGATCTGGCAATTCAGGCTTATTTCGACGAGTGTGACCCGCACATCGTGAAGCACATGGAAGCAAGTGGATTCGATGAGCGCGGCCAGACGATGTGGACTACCCGCGAGATCATGACCGAACAGCGGCCCTACACGATGAGCGGGCTTGCCAGGGCACTCGGACTTAGCCGCCAAGCTCTCCTGGAGTACAGCGCCCGGGACGAATTTGGTGACTCGATAGCGGCCGCTAAGCAGCGCTGCGAAGAGTACGCCGAGTCACAGCTGTACGGGCCGTACGCCAACGGCGCCAAGTTCAATCTGATCAACAATTACCAAGACAAGTACCAGCCGTGGGCCGACAAACAGGTCGTGGCTGGAGATCCAGAGGCTCCCCTATCCAATCCACTCGCGGGCCTGACAACGGAGCAGCTGCGGAAGCTCGCTGAGGCACAGTCGGATGGAGATCACTCCGCAGATTCGGACTGAAGCGCAGAAGGAACTCGCCCGACGGCTGTTCTTCGACTACTGCCAATTGAAGTACCCGAGCCACTACACGGATGATCGGACGTTCCTGGCCGACGTCTGTCACCGGATCCAGGCTTTCATCGAACAGAACGAGAAGCGCTTTTTAGTGATCAACATGCCGCCGCGGCACTACAAAAGCTTCACGGGCACCAACCTGGTTGAGTGGTACTTCGGCCGGGAGCCGCACCGCAAAGTGATGACCGGCTCCTACAACGAGACTCTGTCGACGAGCTTCGCCCGCAAGGTCCGGGACACCATCGAGGAACGCCGCACCACCGGCGGAAAGCTCGTCTATAACGACATCTTCCCCGAGACGCGGATCAAGTACGGCCAGGCCAGCGCCAGCCTGTGGGCCCTGGACGGAAACAGCCAGGACAACTACCTCGCCACCTCCCCGACCGGCACCGCAACGGGTTTCGGCGCCAACCTCATCCTGATTGACGACGTGATCAAGAGCGCCGAAGAGGCCTATAACGAGATCATCCTCGACAAGCACTGGAGCTGTTACCAACACGATGATGCAGCGCACCGAGGGCGATGACTGGAAGGTGATCGTCATCATGACGCGCTGGGCTACCAATGACCTGGCTGGCCGCATTCTCGATTCCTATGAGGACGTCGAGCACATCACTTATACAGCCACCCAGCCCGACGGAACCATGCTCTGCGAATCGATCCTCAACCGCCGGGACTACGAGCTCAAAACCAAAGAGATGAACCCCGACATCGTGGAGGCGAACTACAACCAGAAGCCGATCGATGTCACCGGCCGTCTCTACGGCGAGTTCAGCGTCTACGAGTCACTGCCGGCCGGTCAATTCAAGAAGTGGAATTACACGGACACTGCCGACAAGGGGACGGACTTCGTCTGCAGCGTCGACTACCTCGAACATGCCGGCGACGTCTATCTCACCGATGTCGTCATCACTGACGACGCGATGGAGGTGACCGAGCCGCAAGTGGCCGACATGCTCGATGCGGACGGCGTGGACGAGGCAATCTTCGAGAGCAACAACGGTGGGCGGGGCTACAAGCGGAACGTCGAGCGCCCTGCTCATCGAGCGCTGTAACCGGCGCTGTGTGCTGCGTGACGAGCCGCAGAGCAAGAATAAGGAGGCTCGCATCCTGGCCTCGAGCGCCTGGGTGAACCGCCATGTCTTTATGCCACATAACTGGAAGCACAAGTACCCGGAGTTTTACCGGCAATTGACGAGCTACCAGAAAAAGGGGCGGAACCGGAACGACGACGCGCCCGACGTGCTGGCGGCCATCTACGAGCGAGTAGCTAACCCCAGCAAGAGCACCTTTCGCGTCAGAACTGCCTAGTTGTTTAGGTACTCACCGGACGTCGCGGACAGTCTGCTCGTAGCGTGGTGGTGCAAAACCTACCGGCGGGGCGTGGGCTTTCCGGGCGAGGATAGCCTGAGTCAGCTATTGACTGACCTCAGTGACGACGAGGCACACGAGCAGGTCGCCAACCTCAACGTGACATTCAGCCAGTACGGCCAGCGGGAAGCCGCCGATCGACTGGAGGTACAGCTGCCGGTCGGCGTCGAGGCCGCCACGTGGACAGCCGCCGGAACCTTGGATTACTGGGTGAAGCAAGAAGGGGAGTGGTGGGGCCGCATACGCCGGCCGGATGGCGCCAGTCGTGGATCAGGGCGTCTGAACTCCGGCGGGCCACCGCGTCTATTGATAGTCCGACATGGCATGGGTCAAGCGGTTCATCGTCTACTTGGTCGTGGGCTTTTCTGCTGCTGAGTAACTTGCTATTGGCGCACCTTTGTGGCCCGAGTGCATGTAGGTGAGTTCGACATGTTACGAGCTATATCAGCTCGGTGGTCTGGCTTCAGCTGCCCGCGAAAGACGGTCTGACTAGGAGATTTACCTTTAGCTAGCTCACTAATCGAGACGAGCCCACTTCCCAACCGTATTAAGGAAGAACAGCGACAAAACGGTCGGAAACGATAACTCCCAGTTTGTTTTTCGTTTTCGTGTCCACACCGTTTGGAAGTTCTACCATCAGGGGCAGTACTCAGTGATCAGAGTGCTCAAGTGGTCAGCCCGCCGGCGCTCCTCAGGATTACCAATCACGTGCGGAGCGCCTGGCGGGCCAGAGAAAGGCAGGCTCTATGCCCGACCCCTCGGTGTCCCATCATGCACCCCCTGAAGGGCCAGGGAGACAGATAGGGGCAAATGGTGGTCCGCTACTCACGGACCGCGGGAAGCGGCTGGTGCGCAATGTCGGCTGCTGGATGATGGCCGCCATCGGCCTCGGGCTCACAGTAATAGTCATCCTGCTCGGCATCCGGTACCCAGCCGAGGTGTTGGCAGGTGCTACAGGGATTCTCGCTGCCGCGGGCGTGGTGACCGCAGTGGTCACAATTGTCGCTCAGCGCTCCCGGCGTAAGTAGTCGTTGGTACAAGAGCGCCCAAAGTGGTGACGCCGGCTGCGTAGAAGTCGCTACATTCGAGCAAGTAGTCAGAGTTCGAGACTCCAAAGATCGTCAGAGACCAATACTGGTATTCAGGTTTGACGAGTGGAATGCTCGCGTTGCGCAGATTCGAGCCAAAAGTCCGGAACGTCGCACAATCTTTCTTGGACGAACCATCTGAACAGGGGCAGCGCCGCGCCATTGGCGGCAATCGGCCGTGTCAAAAGGCACCCCACAACGGTGTTGACCTCTCTTCCGCATACCTATCAGGACACATCGGCCGATTGATAGTCTGATAACCCGGCTCACTCTCGCCGGGAACGCACGGTTACGAGCACGAGCCCGACGGTCGCAGCGGCTAGGACAGCCGTGGATGCCGCCAGTACCAGCTCAGGTGGAAACAAAATGCACAGCAGGATGATCAGCCCTAGGCCGATGGTGGCCAGCGTGCAGCGCCCGATATAACTCGCGAGCTTCTTACCGCGGTTGGTGAGTAGTGCATGATTGGATGAAGAAGGCAGGTCGCTCATCTGGCCCTGTCCTTTCTGCCGGGCGCAAGCCTGGTTGAGGCCTGCCAGGCGCTCCAAACGTGGTTGCCAAACTCGAAGAGGAGCGCCAGGCGGGCCGGAAACTTTTAGCTTGCTATGAACCGTACCTGCGGTGGCTGTGCGGTCCCTTGTAATCATCGGCGTACGCGCCGGGTGCTGGGCGACGTTTACGTAACGCTGCCTATGATCACGAATCCAGTGTGGCCAACCATGTTCTGCCGTGGACGCACTGCAAGGCCCTCCACGTGCCTGCCCCTGATCAACGACTCGGCCAGATGGCGCATGCACGCGCGCCCAGCGCCGTGATCTGCATACTGGTTTTCGCCATTCTGGGGCGCAGCAGCTTATGCAGATCCCCGCCGTGAACCAGCATCACGGCGACCGCGGTTACGCACTGCCAGGGGGTGAAGATGTCCAGAAACACCTCGTCCAGCGGTTCACCGGTCAGCGCATCGCCGAGTCGGACGCCTCGCGTACGCGGCAGTCGAGCCGGCACCCGAGCTGCGGCCGGGTCCGACGCGGATGCCGCGCTCCTTGGCCCAGTTGATGACGTCGGCAACCATCAGAAAGTAGCCGGCGAAGCCCATCAAAATGATCACGCTGGGCCCAGTTGGACGGGCTGGCGCCGAAGAAGTTCTCCACGTTTTTCCGGGCCAAGTTGGAGCTTTGACCTGCACCACACTGCTTCGGGCGATCGGACCGGCCGGACACCAGACGTCTAGAAGACGTTGCCACCAGATTTATCGGCCCCGTACGAGGCGCCTTTATCGTCAGCGTTGTTCTTGTAGAGCCGCACCGGCCGTCCCAGCGACTGGTGGGCCGCTCGGGACGGACGAGCGGGGCAACGCCGTTGGCTAAGCGCGGTGGCGATCGACGACGATGATGACCAACAACGGCGACCACCAGGATCGCCGCCTCTGGTGAGCCGGTGAGCCACAGAGTTGCGAGCGCCACCGCCTCCACGGAAGTTGCTATTTTCCTTAGCATTTCGTAAGTGACGCCATCAGGTTTTCGAGGGTCGAGCGCCTAAATTCAATATCGGCCGTATCCCTGTCATCCCTCCGCTTTCTGACTGAGCTATATATGCTGAACCACTGAGTGAGTAAGATTCCCACGACACTTCCCACAAGCGTAAGTACGCCAGTTCCCCACCATGGGATTTCGGTTGCGAGAGGGGTCATAGAACGCTCCTTTATGTTCCGATAAGGCGGCCTGATCATATCAGTCGTGATATTCAAAAGCACCTCGGTTGCTGTTACTATTAACTTTAGAAAGCAGCGCCAGCATTGTATGCCACAAAGAAGACCCCCATTCCGGCTCCGACTCGCCAAGGTAATCCTCGGCAGTAAAGCCAAGGAATATATATCCCGTCACTGAGCAGCATTTATGACGGCTGGGGCTACGGCTCGACCGATGCGCCGCTTAACGATTACATCGGCAAAAGCGAGCAGCTGCAGGCGAACCTCGGCTGGTGCTTCGCCGCCAACAACGCCATCGTGGAGCCGACGGCATCCGTCGAGCTGAAGCTGTACCGCAAGACGAAGAGCGGCAAGCGGCACGAAATCATCGAGCACGAACTACTCGACCTATTGGACAACCCCAACAAGGCCCACACCGGCGAACAGCTCAGGACACTCCACTTCAGCTACATGAACTTCGTCGGCGAGAGCTACATCTACATGCGGGACAGCCGAGGCAACGCCTATGAACCGGCGAAGGGCCGGCTGCCGGCAGCGCTCGAGATCTTCCCGGCGCACCTGGTCCAGTTCACGCTCGGCGAGACGTACTCCAAGAGCACGGTGCGCTACGGCCAGGAGACGTATCCACTCATGTCCGTGATGCGGGACCTCAACCCGGACCCGAGCTATCCCTACTACGGCCGCTCGATCATCCGGGCATCCGCCCAGACGCTCGACACCGAGTTCCAGATGAAGGAGTGGAACCGACGCTTCTTTGCCAACAACGCCCGGCCAAGTTTGATCTTCAAGACGAACGAGCCGCTGGACCAAGAGGCCTACGACCGCTGGAAAGCCCAGTTCCGCGATGAGAACACCGGCACTGAGAACGCCTTCAAGCCCCTCCTGATAGAGGGCGGAGACGCGACGCCGTACATGCTCAACCAGCAGGACCTCGACTTCCTCAACAGCCGGAAGTTCAGCCGTGACGAAATCCTGGCCATGTGGCGGGTCTCCCCGGGCATCATCGGCGCGGTCGAGAACGTTAACCGCTCGAACCTCGAGGCCGGCTTCTATATACATGCCGTCGTCAACATCCGGCCGCGTATCCGGCAGTTCGTCCGGCAGCTCAACGCCAGCCTGGTGAGCGTCTATGACCCCACGCTCGAGCTGGGCTTTGAAGACCCGGTGCTGGAAGACACCGACGCCAAGCTGAAGGCCGCCAAGGAAGGCGTCAACAAGTGGTGGACGATCGACGAGGTTCGCGACCAGTACGGCGATGCGGCGCTGCCTGATGATCTTGGCAGCCAGGTTTACATGGCGAACAACAACGCGCCGCTGTCGGCCATAGCGGAGCCGCCAAAGCCCGGCGAGGTCGTCACTCCTACGCCGACTGCCGCAGACAAGTCGATCAAGAAGTCGGAGACCTCCTGCATCTGCTGCAATGGCGTAGGCGAGCATCTCAAAACCGGGTTCGAGTGCTACCGATGTGATGCGGCAGGGACAGTCACGCCCGAAGAAGACAAACAGCCGGTCCCATGTGATGGGCGGGAGGACAGCCCCAACGTCTGGGTTGACGAGGATGGCAACTACCGCCATGCCGAAGAAAAGAAATCCCTCGGCGGGGTAAAAAAAAGACCTGACGCCTGAGGAAATCGAGGCCCAGCGCATCCAGCGCGGGGAAGCCAAGAAAGCCAAGTACGACCAATGGGCGATGTGGTTCGAGGGCCAGATGGTGACCGTCATAGCTGAGCAGTTCAACGCGCAGCGTGACCAGATACTCGCGAACATCGACCCGTCCAAGATTGGGAAGGCTTACGGCAGGAAGGTGAAAGGCAAGCAGCCGGTCTACAGCCGTAAGGACTGGCTGAGAGACCTGATCGACTGGTCGATCGTCGATCTTATGGACATCGCCCTGTCGACCCTTATGACGCCTCAGCCATCACGGGTAAGTCGGGAGATGCGGGCGGTAACACCAATATCACGTTCACTACATCGGCGACCCAGACCTGGAGCGGTACGAGCGGAGGCAATTGGAGCGCGAACGCCTGGACTACCAGGGTGCCCTTGCCCCAAGACAACGTGGTCATAAATTCGGCGTTCTCAGCCAGCCAGACCATTACCGGTGATATGCCCCGGCTTGGCAAGGATATAAATTTTTCGGGAGCGTCCGGTGCGCCGACCTTCAACCCGAGCAACGCCGGGGTGTTCGGCTCGCTGACAGCGCCTTCTAATGTCAATCTGACGGGTGGCGGCAACCTGATATTGTACGGCCGGGTTCCCATACGATAACTTCCGGGGGACACCAATATAGTTGCCAGTTAATTATCAGTGCCTATGGCGGAACGTATACCTTGCAGGACTCCATATCCTTTACATCCAATATCATCCACCGCTCGGGGACGCTCGATGCGAACGGTTTTAATGTCACCGCCAATCTCTACAGTCTGAATGACTCGCCGCTCCTGAACCGTTCACTAATCATGGGCACGGGTACGTTCTCTTTTAAGAATAACGGTAACGTCTGGGATGTGAGTGCCACGAATCTGACGTTCTCTGGCGCAAATGCGACCATCGTCATAGATACTCCTGGTGCAAGCATTCATACCTTCAACGGCGGCGGGCTGACCTATGGCACCCTCACCTATACGGTGGCGGGTTCGACGGGGGCGCTTCATATAACCGGCAGTGACACGTTTAATACCATTAACTTCTCAGATGCCTCTAACGCCCGTTCCTTACGTTTCACGGCCGGTACCACGACGACCGTCACGAATTTCAACGTCAACGGCACACCTGGCAAGCTGATGACCGTCGAGTCGGTCACGGCAGCGACACATACCCTTACCAAGCCCTCGGGGGCAGTCAGTTGCGATTATCTGAACGTCATCAATTCCATCGCTACGGGCGCGGCGGCCTGGTATGCGGGGGCGAATAGTCGAACGGCGGCGGCAATACCGGCTGGGCGTTCTATGCCCCACCGGCCGGATTCGGCAACATGATGCCCGCATACGCCAGCGCCTGAGCTTCACAGCTCGCGCCTGCTGGCTCGAAGCATCGACCGCGACCATACAAACGCTTCTTCGCGCCCAACGGCGCCCTATGCCTGTCTACGTGTGCCGGATGTGAGGCATCGGCCGGCCTCAGCCTCCCGCTGGTGCGGACTCCGCAAAAATTTGGCGCACCGCGGCAAGATCGTCACACGCACGCAAAAACATCTTGCGTTTGACCGACGGAGGAGGTCACAGTGGGCGAGACTCCTGCGAGAGAGAGCGGCGACCAAGATCAGACCAAGGCGCAAGCCCTAACTGAGCAGGCCGAGGCAAGCCACCTCTCACGGCTGGTCGATATCGGAGTCGTCCTCGGGATCCCGGCTGCAGTCGCTCAAATCACGAGCGTGTTCGGCCTGGCAGCCGGGATTGTCAGCCTGGCGATCGCCGTGGTTCTCGTAATCGGCGCAGCTGTCAGAAGTGAGAAGTTGAAGGCTGGGGCGCCCTTCTGGCGGGTCATGGCTGCGGGCGTCACGCTTGCTGCTATTGCTATCGCGCTTGTAAGTTTCTTTCCCCTAACACCATCTCAGGATCCCCCTGGCAATCAGGACACTCCAAAGCGCGCCGTAATTGACCCGCCACGGGCGTTGAATGGTCCGGGGGTTAGATTATCGGTCGAACCGCGCAACGATACGCTTCTCAGGTATTCGTGGGAAATCCTCAAGCCGCTTCCTAGCGGTAAGGTGGCGCGATTCCTCGTCCTTAAGATTCCAAATGTCGACCGCAGTAACCCCCACCCTGAGTTTTACGCATGGAAAGAGATTACTGAAGTTGTGGTCGGCGCCAAGAACGATTACAGCCGGGATACGGATGTCGCACCCGTGGGAGCCATTCTCTTCGTGCAGATATACGTCGTCGACGCCACATGTGCCGAGGAGCTGCGCGATAATCCGAAGCAAATCACTACTCTTTGCAGTCAACCTGATGCGGCGCAGCCCGACTCGGACGGTTTCAAGATTACGGTCGAGAAGAAGTAATCGCCTCACCTCAGCCACACAGCTCGCCTCTGCTCCGCATCCGCAGCGAGCGACCACCCTCTTCACCGTCCCAAGCCTCAGCGAGGCTCATCGCAGGTCTGGCGGTCCTTTGCATGGTCTACGATGGCCCAGCCAAAACGCTGCTGACGCGCTTGATTGGCTTTGATACTCCTGAGGAGGTTCAATGAATGTGATAAATCACGCCGTGGCGTTGGTTCTGATTCGCATCTACGAGTTATTGTCCATTGGCGGGAAAATCACTGTTTGGATACTCCCCTTGGCAGTCGCTATGATTCCGATCAGCATCTACGCCGACGCGAACCACGCCCACTGGATCAATTCACATCCGCTCACAACAAACCTCATTGCCGGTCTGCTCGGGCTCCCGGCCGCCTTTCTAATCGTCAATCTAGCTGCTCAACAAGCGCTGAACTTTTACGAAGCGACTAAGTGGGCGAAGCTTCGACTAGCGGAGGCAGACGACATAATCAATGAATGGCGTAATGCGCGAAATCACTTTTCAGACCGATATTCGATCGCTCCGACGGATCGTCTGTCGACTGCGCTTACGCAGCTAATCGATCTTATAGACCAAGGCAACACGTCACCACAATTGCAGTCGTCTTCGGCAAGTCGCGACCAGTTGCGGGATTTGCTCGAAATCGTGCAATCAGCGAGGACTAGGCAAAGCGAAAAGGTCACAGCGGAGAAAGAGGAGGAGCTCCGCCGACATCTGCAGGATCGTCTGCTCCCGCGGCTTAAGTCGGCCGGAAACGATCCCGATACTATGATCAAGGCGCGGGAAGTCTCAGATCTGCTGATGGAGCTAGACACCGCCATAGAAAGGCTTGACGGCCATTGGATTTCTCACGTTGACCTTTTGTCCAGGTTGAGCGCAGCGGACACCACTGAGAAACGGGAATACTTAGTATCCTTTAAAGAGGTAACAGACAAGGCCGATAAGACGCTCAAGGCCTTGGCTGATCTCACAAATTACCTTAGCCAATATCGCCCTCGCGCCACGCAAAGGCGGCTAGAACGACTCAAGAAGCTCCTAGGGTCGCCGGAGCCGGAGATATCGCAATCGTCAACTTGAGCTGCCTAGCGCGCCTCGCGGCGCTGTAAGTGGTAAGTAATCTCAATGTGAGGATTTTCCCGCTTTGATATTTCAAGCGATTCTAGGACGGTCTACGTGTGTCAGGCACTGCATAGCAGTTGGCTGCGCGCGGATCGTCGTCTAAGGTTGCCGCCGCGTCGAACGTGGGCAGAGCGCTGGCATGAGGACGCGGATCGGGGAAGAACCACAATGAACGAGCAAGATCATCGCGAACGCCTGACTGCCTTCGTGATACGGCTACGCCGGGTGCTGGCCAGCCCGCTGGCACAGGACGAGGAACAACTCTCCCGCGCGGCCCAGTGGTCCTTTACGGCCCTGGAGACCGGCGAGGTTCTGGAAGTAAGCCGCTGGCTGCCTGATGAGCAGCAGCTTGAGTCCCTTGGAGCGCGATTACGCCCGCTGTTCCTGAAACAAGATCCCGTCTATTGCCAGAGCGGCCTTAACAGCGTGGGATTCCTACTGGCAAGTAAGTCGCTGCCGCATCTCTACCTGCCGTCGCGGAAGGTGCTGAAACGGGATTGGACGGCGCTTGCGAAGGCGAAGGCCAGCCGGTACTTCCTCCAAACAGCCGAGTCGGACAGCATACTGGGCAGTTGGCAAGACTCCGAACTGGCAAACTCCTGGTTCTACGGAGACCTGATCCATGCGAGTAATCACGCTGATGGGTCTGAGCATTCAAACATCGAAGAACGGTTTATGGCCGCCTTCGGATTCATCAGTGACGTCGTGTGGTTGTGCTGGCGGACACTCGGACTCATATTCCTGGTGCGCCGGGCGTTGGCGCTGCCTGACAGGGCGTGGACGACCGAGGTCGCCGTAGAGGGAAACCGGTGGTTCACATACAAGTCACCGACGGTGTACGTGGGCGAGGTGGGTGCGGTGCCGACGCCGGACATTGATTTGGAGCAAGACCCGAATTGGCAGCCGTTCAGCATTCCCACTTAGAATCGTACCTGTGTTCTAATTGACCATGCCCACTTTTGACCCCAGTCAGTACAGCGAGACTGACCGCCGCGAAGAGAACCCGCCGGTCGAGGTGGAGGCGGCTACGTGGTCGCACAGTGGTCAGCTCGACTGGTGGGTGAAGGAACGGCAGCAATGGTTCGGCCGCGTACGAGGTCCGGACGGACGCCAACGTTGGATTAAACCGGCCCATATACGTCCGGCCAGCGAAGGCCGATAAGCGGCCGCCTAAGCAACGCCGAAGGGCCCGCCTTCATCCAGTTTCTGCAAAGCTATTACCTGTCCGGTCTGGAACTTAATTACCTCTTGACCGCGCTCGTCGTATGCGATGAGCCAATCCTGGCCCTCATCGATTCGGTCGGCTCCGAACCTGACTGGATCCTTGCGCCCGCGCAGCGTGGCTTCGTAGTAAGGCATATCTCCCCGAGATTGATAGTCGAATAGGTGTTCGAGATTTTACCATCATGGAGAAGCTATGATTGCTCCGTGCCAGCCAAGCAATCGCCCCATGGACGGCAATTGCTGGCTGCCCTGGCTGCGGTGGGTACGGTGTGAGGTCTCGTGTAGCTGGAGATAATTTCGGCGCGTCTGTCGAACAAATCGTGCAAACTCGCGGTTGCTGCGTCGGAACTCGATTCGGACCTCCCGCCCCACGCAATACGACCAAAGTCGAGGTCGGATATTCCGGGAATACCAAGATTGGACACGCTGGGCAATGAATCGACGGAGATGCCCATTTCGGCGCACTGGTCGATCAAAAGTCCCGCCCATTGTGAGAATGACAAACCATCCTCGGATAACCGCAAGGACCGCCGCCGCAGCGAGGGGGAATTCCAGCATGGCAAGGTAACTCACCTCCCTAAACCTCGAGGCCGTCATAGGCGTCGTCGAGATTGGCCTTCAGCTTGCGGATGCCGGTCTTCAGCAGCTCGCCGCCGATGGCCGTCTTCACCGGGTCGCCATCTACGCGGTCACGGAACCGATCAACTAGCCGGGCCGAAAGGTCGATCGTTATCTCAGTGTTGTGCGCGATGCCGCCGGCGAGGAGGTCAACCAGATATGTCTCCCCGATGATGTCCCCGCCTGCGCGGCCACGCGCTGCCGCGCTGCCCGCTGGATCTTCTGTTCGCCCTTGCTCGCCGGTCTGGGAACCAGGTCAGTCCCGAGCCTCCGGGCGAGCGCTCCTCTCCAC